TTTAACGGATTTTCAAAACCATATATTTTTAGATTAGTATTTGCTATTTTATCTTTTATATTAGGACATAATAGAGAACAACTAACTCCTCTTTTTGCCATGTTAGTTTTTTTAGTTTTATCTCTAACCTCTGAAGATTGATTTGGGTTTTTAAATCCATATATTTCTAGATTTGTATTTTCAATTTTATTTCTAACTTCTCTGCACTTATTAGGATTATCTACTCCATATTTTTCTATATTAGTTAGAATACTTTTTTTCTTAACCTCTGGACACTGAAATACATTAATTACACCTCTAACTTTTAAGTTAGTTAATCTAGTTTTTAATATTTTATTTATATTTGTGCAGTTTTTACAAAAACAACCTGTATTTTCTACTATATTTCTAAATTTTTTAAAAACAATATTGCTACAATCTATATTTAAACATTTAGCCTTAATTATTGTTTCTCTATCTATAGTTTTATTATCATAGTTTTCTAAGAGAATAATATTATTATTTTTACTATATTCGACTAGATAGGAAATATTATACTTTCCCATTAATAATATTATATTATTTAACTAATCTATATATAATATTATATACTTTCTAAATTTGGCTTAAAAATAAAAGCTATTATATAAGTAATAAGATATGGGAAAAAATAAACATAAGAAAAATAATAAGCAGACTGCTAGTCCAATTATTAGTACCAATCCTAATACACCTAATGTATTAGATACAATTAAAGAAGAACACTTGCCGGAGTTGCTATCATTAGAAACACCTATTAATAAATTAATAGAGCCAATTGATAATACTTTAGAAAATTCAACTGTAGTAGAGCCAACTAAAGAAGAAGAATCTATAGAAACAGTAGTAGAGCCAACTAAAGAAGAAGAATCTATAGAAACAGTAGTAGAGCCTGCTCAAGAAGAAGCAAAAGAAACAGTAGTAGAGCCTACTAAAGAAGAAACAGTTTTAGAACCTACTAAAGAAACATTAGTAGAACCTGCTAAAGAAACATTAGTAGAACCTGCTAAAGAAGAAGAATCTAGAGAAATAGTAGTAGAACCTACTAAAGAAGAACCTAAAGAAACAGTAGTAGAACCTACTAGAGAAGAACCTAAAGAAACAGTAGTAGAGACTATCGCAGAAGAACCTAGAGAAACAATTGCTGAAGAACAAAAGGTAACTTTAGAGCAACTTAAAGAACCTGAACCACCTAAAAAGGAAGAGGTCTTAGAAAAGCCTAATACTACAGTTACAAATAAAAAACAAAGCTTTTGTGTTATTTTCTAATAACTAAATCTATAGTTTTCTAAAACACTTGGAGTTTCAAGTGGTAACATAGTTTTAAAAGGTTTTTTAAACTTAGGTCTATATAAATTTTTAGGGTTATGTCTAAAAGAGCTCATAGATTGACTAGTTTGAATATTTAAAAGTTGCCAATACCAATACATCTTTATTATTGTTTATAAATAAAAATGTATTTATTTATATCAAATTTAATTAAATATATCAAAGCTATTCATTGGTGTTAATGTATATGGAGTACTACCAGATATACTGTTTACGCTATTATTAGTTTTTACGTAGTGTCCTTTTATATCATCTATACTATATATTTTTTTATAGAGACCATATTCTGGTTTATCAACTCCCCAGTATCTAATTTTGTAGTATTTATTAGATTCAATTTTTTTGAATAAAGCTTCATTATTGTGTCGAACTAATATAGAATTTGCTAAGGTATAGTTTTGATTATCAATAGTTTTAATGCCATGTTTAGGCGAGAGAAGGCAACCATATAAGTTGTGTTGGTTACAACCTGCCAATTTGAATTTATTTTTAAAATATACTATTTCTTCTCTTAAGGTAATAGATTTATATATTATATTTGAACAAGCAATAGTTCCTATAATAATGAAAGGTGTATATTTATTATCAAACATAGTTTTTCCCATACGTATATCTTAAAAGTAACAAAATCAAAATTTAAAGGTAAGCCCTATACTATCTATAAAAATGAATAAACATAACTATATGGATAGTCTAAAACTATTAGGTACAGTATGTATAAAGGCTTCTAAGCCTATAGTAGAATGGTTACCTAGATATTGGCTAACCTCTAGTAAGTATGGTGCCATGGTAGGACTAGGTGCTTCAGTTAGTTTTATAGGATACTACTTTTATAAATATGGTCCTACATTCGTTATGCGCTTTCCTATTTATAATACAGGTTTACAAATCCAATATGATATATTTTCATTTCCAATGATATCAGCCTTGTCGTTTGCTTGTGCGGCTCCGCAGATTATTCCTATGTCAGTTTATATAGCTGCTAAATATTTTATACTAAAATGGTTTAATACTAATATTCCTGGATCGACAACTACTAATCTTATTACATCATCTATAGGTAATCTGGTACAGACTAATACCAGTAGTGAACCTATCTCTATTGTTTCAGAAACTAATATAGTAGATCCTACTAGTGATAAACGTGAAATTCCTATTATAGATTTTGTAGAAGATAAACCAGAAAACTGTTTTATTTGCTGTGAAAAACTAGAAGAAATAGATAATGCTCTTAGTTGTGGTCACTATATGCATAGATATTGTTTTTTAAAATCTAAAAAAACTAGCTGTCCTCAATGTAGACAGGAGGTTAGACTCAGCAGAGATGAGTATTACTTACTAGCTACAAATTCAATTGTCTAAATTAAATATAGATATAAACATTTTTCTCTGAATTAATATTAATATGGGAATTTATTTATCCAAAAACAAAGCTGATCCTGACAAAAAGCTATTTACTACAGTTGTTAGACCAAATGAAAAAAAAGTATTAGTCTTTAAATTTACAAATATGTCTGGTATAGCATATAAGCTTCACAATGCTGTTAAATACCACTACATTTATATTAGTGATATTAGTGTTGAACAAGCATCTAAACTAGAATATCCATATGATTCACTAAAGGATAGATGTAGTAAAATAGCTATTAACGAATATGCTAAGGTGACCATTATTATATGCGATATAGAAAAGAAAAATACTACTATAAAAGACAAGTTTAGAGGCTTTATAAAAAAGAATAATAAGAAAATAGAAGAAAAACAAGTAGAATTTAAAATACCTAAGTATGAAAATGTAAACTTGATGGATTATGAAAGTTTTGCCAGTAGCTATCAACATGCTATTAAAACTAGAGAAGAAACTAGTAAACAAGAACTAGATAGATCAGTTAGTATTAAAAATCCTATAGCTGATAGTAGACTAGAAACTATGAGTAACTATAGTATATTTAGTACTGGAGAACAAATAAAACCACAAGTAGAATTAAATAGCATAGCTAAAAAAGATGATCTACCTAAAGAAACTATAGTAAATAACTGGGTTAAGGAAGAAACCAATAACATAAATGAATTTCCTATGGAAACTATAGTAAGTGTCCAGAAAGAAGAGATATTTACAAATGGATATAATAATGAATTGGCATTGTATGATGATGAAAAGGCAACTAATCTAATTGTTACTAATAGTAGTACAGATAGTTTTACTAATAAAGTAACCGTTAGTAGCAAATATTTAGATATAGTAGTTGACCCTATTAGAATACTAATGGAAAAATACGATACTATTGATATAGAACTAGATATTCGTATAAGTGGTGGTAAAGAAGGCGAAATAAAAAAAGCTATACAATTCTTAGAGAATCGTATAGATGCTTTAAAGAAGATTGAGAGCATTTAGTTGAATCTTTTAGATGAGACTACAGATAAATCTGCTTTAATATAGATTGAATCATCTTCCACAGAAACTATATCCCCTAACATTGTATCTACAACTGTAGAACGATTAAGTGGATCAACTAATTTAACTATGACTTTATAGGGAATTGATGGCATTGTTTTTTGTTTTCTATCACTACTATTATATTGATGTTTTGGATTACCAATGAAATCTGCGAATATTAACATTTTTTCCTTTATAAAGCTTGGCATCCATGTTTCATCATTATTTGCATCATTAGATAATACTTCACTCATATCTGTAGGAAATCTAGTCGCAAAAAGTCTAACATAGTTATCATTTTTTAAGCACTGGCCTAACACTTGTAAGGCTTCTCTTAAACCAGTATAGTTAGGCATAAATGTTTTATTATCAAATGTACACTCTACCGATAAATTTGGTAAAACTGCTTTTACTAATTTAGCGCAGATATAGTCTGGCATTAAGTCTAAAAATTCTTCTCTAAAATGTTGTTTAGAGAATAATGTATATATTCTATTTTGAAAACCATCTTCTAATTCAACTGTAGGAAAAACACTATGAGTTCTAACATTTTTATATATATTTTGTTGCATTTTCTAGTCTATATGGGCAAAGATAATATAGAAATATAATCATAGCTAAAAAATCAAAATTTTTTTAAAAAATATGCTAATATAGTATAGATAGATGTATACTGAAAATCCAAACTGTATTATTCAGACACAAAAGAAATACACCAGTAGAAAAAGTCCTCCATATCCAGCTAATGAGTGTTGTGGTGAAGTAAAGATGGGTAACGATGGCAAAGGATATATATCCTTAGGTAATAAAAATGGTGTTTGTAGATGGGTTTTGTTAAATATGGATAAAAAAAAAGCAGCATCTCCAAAGAAACAGGTAGCTTCACCTAAGAAAGTTGTTGCTATGACACCAGTAAAGGTAGCTTCACCTAAGAAACAGGTAGCATCCCCTAAAAATTTAGCTATGGATAGTTGTATGGCTCTTAAAGTAGTTGAACTTAAAGATATCCTAAGTAAAGCTAATGTAGCTGGTAGAAGTAAACTAACTAATAAAGATTTAATGTGTAGAGAGATAGTTAGATTAGGTCTATAATTAGGCTTATATGTTTATAAAAATTGATTTTTAAAAAATCCCACATATAGGTTTTTTTAAAAATGAAAACTATTATTTATAATACTATGTATAAACTAAAAAATCAATATGGTAATACCTTAATATCTAATCCTGAAGTCATTAGGTGGATTTATGGAGATATAGGATTTCTATCTAAGGCTACAATGGCTGAGGAAACTAGGTGGGGAAGGTCTATATGTAAACAATATGGTATTCACATAAAAAGCCATATATGGACTGGTACATTTGGCGAACATCTTGTCTATAATGCATTATATGCTATGGATAAGTTTCCTGTTGACATCAAAGCAAAAAATGGATACACACCAGATTTCTTGACTAATGACAAAGTAGTGGAGGTAAAAACAGCCAGTTATTCTGGTTCTAATAGTAATATATATAATGTACTGGCTACTCCATATAAATACGCAGATATCCCTATAGATTTCGGCCGACCATTAGACATAGTTTGTGTAGGATCTGTTGAACACATGGCCAGACACAAATACGGTCTAATAGCAGGCCAATTATATATAGATTCTAATAGAAATAAAATAGTGGAGTGTTATAGAAGTATGGGAATAAACTATATAGGATTTAGCCAAATGCTTGAAAAGCTAGTCTAATCTATATACATATAGATATCCATCTTTTACAAAACCCAGTTTTTCATAAAATCCAGTTGACCTAAAATCAGATACTAAACTTATTTTTTTAGCACCTATATATTTCGATTTATCTATTAGATATTTTATCATGATTGTTCCAATTTTTCTTTTATTCTTAGTTTTTTCATTAGATTGGTTTTCAGTAGCAATATTTATAAGCATTACATTGTTAGGATTGCTGTCTTTATCTATAGATATGTTAAAAGCCATTCTTCCAATAACTCTATTTACAATAGTATCAAATAATATATAGATATATCTAGCGTCTTTAGGGCTATACTGGCATCTATATTCTTCCGAGAACTTAGATTCATCGCAGAATTTCCATATGTTTCTAATTTGTTTTTTATCAGAAGGATTCAACATATCCATTTCATACATAATTAGATAGTCATCCATCAATAGTATATTATATGAAAATATAAATTAACTATGTAATAAAAATCATATATGGTTAGCCCTTTATAAAAACAATAGAATATATATTTAGAAAGTTAGAAATAAGAAATAAAAAAAGCCATATAAAATTTTGATATATGGGTTTTTACCCAACCTATCTAAAGTATCTTAATCTATATAGATATATTTTATAAACTAACATTACGATGTGTTCAATTCAAAATCAAATACCAATTGATATTAATGCTGATAACTGTTTAGCTCGTGTTTGGACTAATGATGGTCTTGGTGCTCAATGTTCTTCAACTAGATTGCCAGATAATCATGATTTAGACCATAACTATTATTGTGAATACCATAGAAAACTATTTGATATTGCTGGGCATAACTATCCATGTCACTTTAATTCTAGTGGACAACAAGAAGGTATCTTTTATGGCCATGTTACTGAACCATATCCTATATTCTCTCCTAATGGTAGACTTGCTATTAACTGGAAAGTTCGTGAAGTTCAAGACCGTATAGATAAGGCTATATTAGAAGGTAAACACTGGCATAACTGGAGTGAAGTTAAAAAAGCAGAAAGAGCTAAGTTAGCTAAAGAAAAAAATGATGCTAGAAAGCTCATCGATAATAATAGAGAAAAGGCTATATTAGCCAGAGAACAAGCTCTAGCTGATAAAGAAAAAGAACTAGATGAATATATTCGTATTGCTAAAGAAAAAGCTATATCAGATAATAAAGAACTAGCTAAAAAAGAAAAGGCCTTAGATGAGAGAGAGGCATCTTTAGTAGAAAAAGAAAAAGATATTAGAGAAAAGGAATTAGAACATATAAATACATTTAATAGTGAATTGGCTAATATAGAAAGAACATTTCAAGCGTATGAGTATACTATAGATAATATAGACTATTTAGTTGATATAAAAAATAAAATCCTATATGATTTAGATGTGAATCAAGTAGGTAAGTTAGTAAATAATACCTTATATATTTATAAAAAACCAGATGTTCCTATAGATTATAAAGTAGAAACTATGTTAGACCAATTTATCTATGAAAATAAAGTATACTATAAAAATAAAGATACCAATATACTCTATAATAAAGACTTTGAGATAATAGGTAGAGTATCTGGTGATAAACTTATAGTTGTCAATAAAGATAATGGAATTAAAAAAACTCTACATGTTACTGAAATAGTACATGAAGGTAAGCGATATTTAAAACAAGTAGATGGAAAAGAAATCTATGATTTAGAAGGAAATGAAATAGGTTATTCTTTAGCAGGTGGCCAAATTATAGCTATGATAAAACCTTAAGCTAAGTATATATATAATAAACTATAAAAAAATTTAACTTAGGCCTTTATAGTTTATCTTAGATCTCTTTTTATTTTGTAGGTTCAAGGCTTTTACTACCAAAAAATTTGATAGGTAGCCACCTTAGCTATTATCCAAGTTAACTAATATATTTTTATATATAAACAAGCATTCTAAAGTAATCATACAATGGGTAACCAAGCATCTAGAAGAACAAATGAACAGATTAGCCAAAGAAACACTATGGCTGATAACTTAGTCCAATCTAAACAAGCTATGTTAGATAATTTAAAAACTAACATTGAAGCAGAAGTTGCTAAACATAATAACTCTAAATCATTAGTACAATTTGATATTAAAAAATCAGCTTTAGCAATACAAAATTCTATATCGCAATTAATTGATATAGCAAAACATCAATTAGATAGAAAAGGTAAAAACTTAGTAAAAGCGGACCTAATCGCTATTATATTATATATAAGACCTGAATTCTCTAATAGAATAGATGAGCTCCAAAGCAGTTTTACAGTAGAAGACCTTAATTTATTAATTAGAAGTATTATTTATGACCCAAATACGTTTGAACAAAAACTCCATATGTCAAATGCCTTATTAGAAAATGGCGAAGTAAAACAATTAACTAATAAACAAGAAGTCAAGCTTTTACAATAAACTATTTTATATAGCAAAATTTAAAAAAAACAAAGTTTAGGCCTTTATAAAAAATAAAATACCTATATAGTAAAAAATGAAAATAATTATAAATAACTATATGAAAACTCCTGTAGAACTGGAAGTCTTATCTACTAATACTATTATAGAGATTATTGAGATGCTAAAGACTGCGGATAGCTATAATACGGTTCCTGTATATAGACATCTTTTATTTTTCAATGGCCAACAGTTAGACCACGATAAAACCATGGACTATTATAATATAGCTGATGGTTCTGAATTAGTATGGAAACTATTAATTGGACATAAGATTTGCCAGCACTGTTTAAAAATTTAAGAATAATATGATATAAAAATATAAAAAGTCTATATATCATTTTATATATGTGGGTTTGTTATTTATTAACCAATATTTCTAATAAAAAAACATATGTGGGAATAACCCAAGAACATACTTTGGATAGAAGACTAAGACAACACAATGGAGAAATAGCAGGCGGTGCTAAGTATACACGATGTGATAGCTGGATAAGAGTGGGCCATGTTACTGGTTTTACCGAAAAACAAGCTGTTCTTCAATTTGAATGGAAATGGAAGGCTCTTTCTCGTATAAAAAAGTGTGTTGTAGGTGGGGTCCTTGAAAAGAGACTTGTAGCACTCTTGAAACTAACTAGTTTACCGCAGTGGACCAGTAAAGCAACTCCATATATAGACTACACTGAGCCACTTAAGTTTGTAATAGAAAACCATTTAGTAACTAATATATTAAATACTAATAGTTACTTTAGTGAAAACTACTATGGACAATTCATGTTGTAGATAGATAGATTTATAAACTTATTAGACAATATAAAAGTTTAAAAACAAAAAAACCACATATGGGAAAAAAGATTTTTATAAAGTTATATAGGACTTTCTTCTACTAATAGCTATAGGAATATAATAAAGACAAGATAGAGAGCCTATAGAATATTTGTCTATAGACAGAGCCTTCTATATAGCCACTATAGTCTAATTAGAGACTTCTATAATAATTAAAAGATTAAAAACAAAAAAACCTATATGTGGGTTTTTTTATATTTTTTTTATTAAATATATTTATTAATTGGCCAATGGTTCTCTCATATCATGTCTACATAGAGGACATTGTGGTTTTTCACAGAACTTTGTAGACCAGTCACTAATACATTTCTTATGAAAATGGTGACCACAACTTGTGACCCCTTTAAAAGCATATAAGGCCATATCCTCTTGGCATATACTACATGTTTCTATAGCATCTGTCTTTTTAACACGACAAACCCTAACTTTTTCTTTAAATTCATCCGAGTTTAATCTAACATGGACATTTTCTAACTGGTCATCGTTATAATTATTAGCTACATTAGTTAAAATTGTAGATAGTCCTGGGTTTAATAAATAGGCTACCAAGTCTCTAATACTGCCTATCAGGGAAAACATACCTTGCTCATATCGTATATTGACATTTAATCTTAACAACTCTTCTATAGTATATATCTTTTTACTAGTTTTAACTATAATGTTTGGACAGCTGTTCTCAAATATTTCAAGCATATATATTAAGTTTTCATTTGTAACCTCGTCAAAAGTTATATTGAAAACCGCGTTACTTCTTATCATCTTTATAGACATTTTTCTTGTTATTACCCTTAAGTAAGAGCGGAAAATCAAATTTTAAAAATATAAAATGACATAAAGAAATTCACACAATTATAGCTAATATATGTTTAAAGATATAGCTAAGTTAGCTCAAAGATCATGTACAAATTGTAAGTATTTTTTGTATAATACTAGTTATAATAGTATACACGACCAAGTAAACTATGGATACTGTAAACTATATACAGTTCTTAGTAGATATTCCCATGAGGAACGCTTTGAATATGCTCAGTCTAATAGATTTAGAGAAGACATATGTGGACCATCTGGTAAAGAGTTTAAACAATTAGATTCACTAATGAAAATAAAATAATCTATATATATCTTTTACTTAAAATATATATAAATTATATATTATATATGTTTGGATTTATAAAGAAAATAGCTATATTAGGTTTAATATCATTGGGATTGTTGAATAACTCTCCAGTTTTAGGAGCAGACCATAGTATTACTAAAAACAACTTTAATTTTAACTTTGCTGGACAATCTGGTCAAATCTCAATCACGGATAATAAATTAGGTAACGCTGCTAGCATCAAATGGAAAAAAATAGAAGAATATACTCCACAGGGACAAAAAGTAAACTATATCAATAACTTTGCTAGCCAAAACTTTGTATGGACTACACCACAATCCGTAGTATATGGTAATAATAATGTTACATCTGTTTCTATCAATTCTATATTAAATGCTAAATATAATAGCACTCAAAATATAGGATTTAACATTACTACTTATATTTATAGCAATGATACTATTATTATATATGGTAACACATCTATCACTGTTCCTAAGAATACGATCAAGTTTACTATTTCTATAGGTGGGTGGCCATTTAAAAATAGTTCGAATGTATTACAATTTGGTGCTGAAATACATCAAACTAATAAAGAAGGTAGAAATAAAACACAAAATGATATTAAAAAGTATAAAATAGATAAGTACAATAGAGATATAAATGATGATAATAAAAGAAACCATACTGATAGAACTTTGATTATGGATGATACTAGTTTTTATGATATGCCTAGTTTTGCTTTGATAGATGGCATAAGCACTCCTATCACTGTAGATACTTATAAGGATGATGACGATGATACCATTGGAATAAGATGGATTTTCCCAGCATTCTCTAAGATGGTATATGATCCAGTTATGGGTTCAGGAACTCCATTATATATCAATGGGTTAAGTACTATAGGTTCTAATAGCGCTTCTAATGTAATTATTAGTAACTACTTAGGATTTATGTTAATGGCTATAGTGTCTATATTTATATTCTAGTTCTATATGTCAGATATTGATATGGTTTTTTTCAAATTTTGATATGATAAATTATATATAATTTCTTATTATATATAGCTTATATACAATGACATCTAAGACAGATTCTATAGAAAATCCGGTTAAACATAAAACTAATAGATGCGGGACTTGTAATAAAAAACTAGGAGTAGATCCTATAGTTTGTAAATGCCAGGGTATGTTTTGTGATGGTCATCGACTACCATTCAATCATAACTGTAGTTTTGACTTTAGGGCTAAAAGTAGGGATGAATTAGATAAGACTATGTCTGCTGGTAAAACCGTAGTAGAAAAGGTAATCCGAATTTAAAACTAGAGACTATTCTATTTTATAAAAAAAATGGTAGCTGGAAAACTAGTATTATATAAACCAGATCAGATAACTATTTCTATAAATCATAATTTAGAATTTAGTAAAGCAGTATCTAAATATAATAGCAGATGTGTAGATTCTTATATAATTAATTGTATATTAGCCTTTAGTTCTATAGCACTATT